TTGATAAAATAGCTGAGGCTTTGATGGAGTTGTGAGTAAATGAAGCTTTTTATTGTATGGTTACTGCAATCTTTTTTCTATCTTGTACCGATTATAGTCAGTGTTGTTGGTGCTTATTTTATTATGCGATTCGTTCCATTTTACCCAATGGGGTTTGTGGTTGCCTGGGTCGGTATCGTTGCTTATCTTTATGTAAGATATAGTAAGTGGGTTTAATTTTAAACACAGAATTTATATCTACCATTTTTAAATTCCCCAAAGTAATATCGTGTTTTTCTGCAACCTATTTATCGATGTAAGCGAAAAAAATTGTATGTTACCTCAGCAAATCATTTTGAAATTTGGGCTAACCTCGAAAGCTTCGTTTTCGTTAGACTTAAGGCAGTGAGCAAGCGATTATGAGTCCCAATTTGAAACAAGTAAAATCAGCAACTTACTGATTCTTATGTTTTCTTTAGGCCGAATAGTGATGAAAAGTGGCGCATAGCATTGCGCTCTGCTGCCACTTTGCTGCCAAAAATTAAAAAAGTCTACAAAGAATTTTTCAAAACTAACTTATTACATTTTTTAAATCGATGGAATAACCTTCTCTTGTTAACTCCCTTGCAAGGCTGATTTTCCAACCGCCAGCCTTATCTAATTCGGTGTAAACTAATCCGCTTAAATCTCCTGGGATTTCTATGTCGGATTTAACTAACGCTGACACTTTATTGCGGCCAAGTTTGCCAATTAAATAGCCGTGTTCAAACACGACATTTTGCCTTGCTCTAGGCCTCGAATCCCCACTGCCCTCTAATCCGCCATAATCACAAGGTGTATAAAGCACTATTCCATAGCCAACATTAGTGTGCTCTTCTATTTTTTCAATGATAGTTTTTCCGTTATTATTTTGTTCGTGTAAAATTATTGCTTTCAGGCCCAGTTGTTCAATGAATCTAGCAACTTCGGTTTTTGAAAGATCATCCCGGCCATGAACTATAAATATGTTATTGTTGGTTTCTTTATTCTTGTTTATAGATTCTTTTATTTTTCGTGTCTCAATCTTGGTGATTTCTTCACCAGCTTTACTAAGAGTTTCTTTAGTTATATCAGTTGTGTGGTTGTCAGTTAAAATATCTGTTCTGCTAAGGAAAATGAAAACGTTTTTGGGTACTCTAGATTGCGCTATAGATTGTATTTCAGTTGTTGGTCTATCAGCCTGTTTAATCTTTATCATTCTTACTAGTGAGGCATCGATGTGACGTCCATCAATAAATATTTCCTCTTTCTTGAGATAAGGATATACAATATATTTTTTTACATCATTGAAGTCTTCATTGTCCAAATCATAGAAAGTTAAATAACTTCCTTTTTTATCTTTTTCTTCAGTTTCAATAATCGTGTTGTAATACATTGATAACCTCATTTAGAAAATTCAAGAATGATTGTAACAAAAAGTTGCTATAACATTATTTTACCGACCATTTTTTTTCAAGGGGAAAAGCATAATAAAAATGGTATTAATAAATATTGCCTTTATTCAGAGGGTTAAGAAGAGAAGCTTCTACTAAATGATCTGGGGAAAAGTGAGCATATCGCATAGTTACCTTGATATCCGTATGCCCCAAGATGCGTTGAAGCACAAGAATATTACCCCCATTCATCATAAAATGAGAGGCGAAGGTGTGGCGCAAAACATGCGTCAACTGCCCTGCAGGTGTCTCAATGCCAGCACGTTGCATAGCTTTTCTAAAAGCTGAATAGCATGGTTTAAATAGCACCTGAGCTTTCCTGCTGGATGGCAGATCGGCCTCTAATTTTTCTGTTATTGGCACCGCTCGGTTTTTCTTGCCTTTAGTTTTTACGTAGATGATCTGACCGGCGCGGATTTGGTTTCCCTTTAAACCTTCCGCCTCACTCCATCTTGCGCCAGTTGCTAGGCAGATTTTCACAATGGTTATCAGATCTTTTGAGCGGCTGTTCTCACATTCGGCGAGGAGGGTTCTGATTTCCTCTAAAGTGAGATATGACATCTCAGACTCACTGATTTTAAACTCGCGTACGTTCTCAAGTGGATTAGGTGCAGCCCATTCATCTAACCGACGCAACTTGTTAAACATTGCTCTGAAATACGCCAGCTCTAAATTTACTGTGCGAGGCGTAACTGTCTTTACTCGGTTGGAGCGAGTAATTTTGCCGCTTAATCGCTGCTCACGATAGGATGCAAAAAATTTCGCGTTAAACTCGGTTGCGAGTGGATTACCCATCGCCTCGCATGCGAACGCCATAGTGGTTCGTCGCTTCTCGCCGTCCGCCAACGTGATGCCGTGCGTGTTGAACCACAATTCAACCAGATCAATTACTCGCCGCTTATCTGCTTTTTCTCCCAGCCAAGGCTTAACTTGAGCCTGTTCTTTTACGAACTTCTCGTATGATTGTGCTTCGCCCTTCGTTGCAAACTGGCGGCGAATCCTTTTGCCGTCTCGGCCATTTGGGAACCGCTGGTGACGGCAAAAGCTCGGAAGAAATCATCGCTGTTCGTCGTCCTGCCGCTGTCTGGTTTGGGGTTGATGTGGCTGCAAAAGAGGCAGCAACATGATTGAGCAGTAGGGACATACACTAATTTTGGCACGGTGCTTTAAGCTTTTCTCTCGGAATAGGTGGCGGTGTGACAGGTGAGTTTCCTTAGGCGGGATGGGATTCAGGGACTCAGTTCTTACATATCTAACTTAAAAGACCTACCCGAATCATCATCTAGCCGAGCAATTCATTTAGTTCCTGCTTTAGCTTTTTGATTAACTGATTGTGCATAAAATGCTAACACGCCTTTTTTGATGTTATCCAAGTACATGATATTTATCCATCAGGTAAGTAATCGTGCAATACAAACTAAATTCCCGCACTGCCTTCTCACAAGAAAAAGTTAATGTAAGTTTTCTAATCAAACAAATAAAGCTTATTTAATTAAAAATCAATAAGTTAAGTTGATTTTCATTTTATCTGTAGACATGGGATTAATCTTATGTATAAGATTGATTAATATTTAACACATTTGAGGATTATATGAATAGTATAGTTTTTTTTAATAATAAAGGCGGAGTTGGAAAAACAACTTTACTTTGTAATGTAGGTGCATATTTAAGCTTAGAGTTAGGAAAAAAAGTCTTAGTTATAGATGCTGATCCTCAATGTAATACCACGTCATATTGTTTAGGTGAAAAAAGAATAGACGAAATTTATAATAATGATAAAAGGGATACAATTGAAAACTTTCTAAACCCAGTCCGCCGAGGTAAAGGTTATACAACTTCAAGAATAACCCCTGTTAAAACCGAAAGATTTGGGTTTGATTTAATTCCTGGCGATCCAAAGCTTGCCTTAAGTGAAGATTTCCTTGCTTCTGACTGGGATCCTGCTGTAGCTGGTAAGCCCCGAGGGATACAAACAACTTTCGTATTTAGCCACCTATCATCGCTTTATAGAGATTATGATTATGTTTTATATGACGTTGGGCCATCCCTTGGCGCCCTAAACAGAGCGATAATAATTGCATGTGACTATTTTGTTATACCTATGTCTGTAGATATGTTTAGTCTTTTAGCATTAAACAATATAAACCTTTCGCTTAAAAACTGGATGAGTGGAGTTAGGAGTGGGCTTAAAAATTATAAAGAAGAAGAAGGTGAGAGTTACACAATAAACAATAAAGAGTTGGATTGTAACCTGAAATTTTTGGGCTATGCTATGCAGCAGTATAGAGGTAAAACAGTCCGTGGTGAAAAAGTTAAAGTTAACGCATATGAAAAAATAGCTATAAAAGTTCCAAAAATAATTAAATCGGAAATTATTTCAAACTATGCTAGTAATAAAAGCATGTCATTCGAGCTTGGTCAAATCGAAAATATGTATAGCTTGATACCTCTATCGCAATTAGCTAATGCTCCAATTTTTTGTCTTAAGAATAAAGATGGAGTCGTAGGCTCACACTTTTCAAAAGTGAATGATGCTAAAGCTTTGTTTGGTAGCATTTGCTCTCGAATTTTGGAAAACGTCGAGGCCAGTAAAAATGATTGATTGGGATTTATCACTTATATCAGACTTGGCACGCCGTAAATGCATTCTGTTCCTTGGCGCGGGCGTTTCAATGAATAGTTTAGGAAAAGGTGGTGCTAGCCCTCCAAGCTGGAAAGCTTTTCTTGAAGGATGCTTACCAAAATTGCCAGCAAAGTCTGCAACTCAAATAAAACGTTTAATAAAAAACGAAGATTACCTTACAGCTTGCGAGCTTATACGTTCTAAACTTGTTAAGGGTCAATTTGAACAAATATCGAAAGATGCTTTTCTAAATCCGCAATTTAAAAGTGCGGAAATACACGAACATTTATTCAAGTTAGACTGTCGTATAGTCGTCACTCCAAACTTTGACAAAATTTATGAAACGTATGTCACCCAAGAAACCCAAGGGACTGCGAGTGTAAAAGACTATTTTGATACTGATATCGCCACTGCAATTAAGGATAGTGGGCGGGTCATTTTAAAAATACATGGGACTATTGATAATCCTAGCAAAATTATTTTTTCAAGAAGTGACTATGCTAGTGCAAGATCTGAATACAGAGACTTTTACGAAATTTTAAATGCATTGGGTCTGACTCATACTTTTCTTTTTGTGGGATGTGGTGCCAACGACCCCGACATCCGTTTGCTTTTAGAAGATGCTTTTTTTAAGCATAATGCAGTTAAACCACATTTCATGGTGATTTCAGATAAAAGCTTACATAAAGATATGATGCCGGTAATTGAAAGTACGTTAAATGTTAATTTGCTAATTTATAAGTCTAATAAAGGGAGTCATCAAGATCTTACTGATAGTTTGAAAAGGCTTGTTGAGTTAGTCGAAGCTGAAAGAGCCAACCTAAAAGAAAATATGAATTGGTAGTTTAAACTAAAATTTTATTGGTTTGTATTTTTTCTTGGTTGTGTTGCTTTGGGTTTTTTATGGTTTTTTAATTTCTATCGCAGTTGTAGTTAATGAGTTTCTTTTAAAGCACAGGTATTAATAAGTGTGGTTTTTAATTGTAGCCGTATTGCAATTTTTTAAGTTAACGAAAAGCCGCCTTTGTGGCGGCTTAAATTTTCTGTGTTGTTGATGGTGTTCTTAAAAATTATAAGTGGAGAATCGAATTACCTCACAATCTAGCCAATCGTTTAATTCTTTCATGCGTTCCTGTAATGGTATTAATTCGTTTCGCACGAAAACCTTACTGGCTTTCTCAATATCTCCGAACCCGCCGGTATTGTTGGGGATTATCCCCATCAACTGCGGCGGCACGCGATGCACGGCCAGCATGTCATCCCGTGACACGTTTTTGATATTCAGAAACTCATCTTTGGCCGCCACCTCTGACAGCGGGATGATCTGAATGCCATCTTTCTTCCCGTTCGGGCTGTACATAAACAGGTTACGGAAGTTGCCAGGGCCCTTTGCGCTTTTCATTGCGCTGCGGATGTTGTCAACGTCCTGCTGACTCTGCGCCGGATCGGTCATATACATGATAAAAACCGCATGGCAGCCGTTGATGTAATACTTACGACGAAACAGCGTGGCCGACTCATTCAGCAGCGCGGACGGAATGGCCGACAGGTAGCCCGGCACGCCGTAGATTTCCTGATTGATGTCCAGCTCCATCAGGTGAAATATGCTGCCCTTTGTAAATTCATACGGCTCCGTGTTGAGGCCGTAATGCGGATACCAGTAGAAGAGAAAAAACTGCTGCCATTTTGCTGCCACTCGGATAAAAGCCAACAAAAAAGCCACCCATTTAAGGTGGCTTAACTGCATGATTTTCATCACTAAATCTGGTGGCCCCTGCTGGGTTTGAACCAGCGACCAAGCGATTATGAGTCGCCTGCTCTAACCACTGAGCTAAGGGGCCAATGGAGCGGGGATTATAAAGTATCTGTTCGGGGCAATCCAGCGTTGTTCGGCTGGTTGCTGAAATAAGCAGCAATGTTTTACTTGCTGATAACTATGATAAAACCGCCAAAAACGCTACGCTGATACGCAGCATCGTCACATGCGCGATGAAGCGCGATTGTCTTATTGGGCTTAACAGTAGGAAAGACAGCCGCGATCACGACATTGCTCCGCAAATAAGCGTTAACCACTGGCAAGATTATGACGAATACGGATTCTTTGCGTGAGCGGCCAGGACGCAGCGCAAAGCCAGGAGGCCCCATGAGCGAACACAACATCACCGATATCATTGCACCGGACCTGAACGTCCTCTTCTGCGGCATTAATCCCGGTCAGTCGACCGCGCACACCGGCTATCATTTTGCCCATCCGGGCAATCGCTTCTGGAAGGTGATTCATCTGGCAGGGTTTACGGTGCAGCAACTGAAGCCGGAAGAGGAGCAGCGCTTACTGGAGACCGGCTGTGGTATTACGATGCTGGTCGAGCGCCCGACCATCCAGGCAAATGAACTGGCCAGTGATGAGCTACGTGATGGCGGTCAGCGGCTGATGGACAAAGTTCTATGCTATCAGCCTGCCGCGCTGGCTATCCTGGGCAAAGATGCTTTTAAACGCGCGTTTCGTCAGAGCAAAGTGGAATGGGGCGAGCAGCCGATCTACATGGGGAAAACCCAGGTGTGGGTGTTGCCGAATCCCAGCGGATTAAACCGGGCCTCACTGGAAGAGATGGTGGCGCTATATCGCCAGATGTACGAGGCGTTACAGCTGCGGCGTTAATGGTGGCGGTTTGCGGGAAAAGGGCAGGGCAGCAGACATAAAAAACCCCGGCGAACCGGGGTTTTAAGGGACTTAGTCGTCGAGGAAGCTACGCAGCACTTCCGAGCGGCTCGGGTGGCGCAGTTTACGCAGGGCTTTCGCTTCAATCTGACGAATACGCTCACGGGTAACGTCGAACTGTTTGCCCACTTCTTCTAACGTGTGGTCGGTGTTCATATCGATACCGAAACGCATACGCAGCACTTTGGCTTCACGCGCGGTCAGGCCAGCCAGCACGTCGTGGGTCGCAGAACGCAGGCTCTCAGAGGTCGCAGAGTCCAGCGGCAGCTCCAGCGTGGTGTCTTCGATAAAATCACCCAGATGTGAATCTTCATCATCACCAATCGGCGTCTCCATAGAGATAGGCTCTTTGGCAATCTTCAACACCTTGCGAATCTTATCTTCTGGCATCAGCATGCGCTCAGCCAGTTCTTCTGGCGTCGGCTCACGGCCCATCTCCTGCAGCATCTGGCGCGAAATACGGTTGAGTTTGTTGATGGTCTCAATCATATGCACCGGAATACGGATGGTACGCGCCTGGTCAGCGATAGAACGGGTAATCGCCTGACGAATCCACCATGTGGCGTAGGTCGAGAACTTGTAGCCGCGACGGTATTCAAACTTATCAACCGCTTTCATCAGACCGATGTTACCTTCCTGAATCAGATCCAGGAACTGCAGACCACGGTTGGTGTATTTCTTAGCGATTGAAATCACCAGACGCAGGTTAGCTTCAACCATCTCTTTCTTCGCGCGGCGGGCTTTCGCTTCACCGATCGACATCCGACGGTTGATGTCTTTCACCTGCTCGATGGTCAGGCCGGTTTCTTCTTCAATCTGTGCCAGCTTCTGCAGAGAACGCATCACGTCATCCTGCACGTCCAGCAGTTTTTCAGACCATGGCTTGTTCATCGCCAGTGCGGCTTTGAACCAGCTCTCGTTGGTCTCGTTACCGGTGAACAGCGTAATGAAGTTTTTCTTCGGCATTTTGCACACTTCAATACACAGCTTCATGATCAGACGCTCCTGGGTACGGACACGTTCCATCATTTCGCGCATGTTGTTCACCAGGTAGTCGAACTGCTTCGGTACCAGGCGGAACTGTTTGAAGACGTCAGACAGGTTCTGGATCTCAGCGACAGAGGCCGCATGGCTGCGTCCTTTGCTCTTGATCACATCGCGCGTCGTTTCGTATTGCGTACGCAGGTCAGAGAACTTCTCGCGCGCCAGTTCCGGGTCGATAGAGTTATCGTCGTCAGAGCTGTCGTCGTCGCTCTCTTCGTCGTCATCGTCGTCGTCATTACGATCTTCTTCGGACAACTCAGAACCGACGTGGGTGGCGGTCGGTGCCAGGTCTTCTTCTGCGTTAGGATCGACAAAGCCAGTGATAAGGTCTGACAGACGCGACTCACCGGCTTCAACACGATCGTACTGATCCAGCAGGTAGGTAATGGCTTCCGGATATTCAGCAACGGAGCACTGAACCTGGTTGATACCGTCTTCAATACGCTTCGCGATGTCGATTTCGCCTTCGCGGGTCAGCAGTTCAACGGTACCCATTTCACGCATGTACATGCGAACCGGGTCGGTGGTGCGGCCAATTTCAGATTCAACGCTGGATAATACCTGAGCGGCAGCTTCCGCGGCATCTTCGTCAGTATCGGAGCTGTTTTCATTCAGCATCAGATCGTCGGCGTCCGGGGCTTCTTCAACCACCTGGATGCCCATGTCGTTAATCATCTGGATGATGTCTTCGATCTGATCGGAGTCGACGATATCTTCCGGCAGATGGTCATTGACCTCAGCATAGGTCAGATAGCCTTGCTCCTTACCACGGGTGACAAGAAGCTTGAGCTGTGACTGCGGGTTTTGCTCCATAAGACGGTATCCACACTTCTGTTAA